TTAATTACATAGGACTTGCTATAGATGTTACTAGTATGGAAGATTATGAGGATTTTGAACAATTAGCAGTAGAAGAAGAGGCTAGAGGTAGTAATCTTTCTGACCAAATAACAGAATCTGTAGAAGTTTCTAATCTAAGAAGATTGAGTAATGATGTTAAGTTATTGATTGCCACATTACCAAATGTAGAAGTAAAAGATGGTGTAGTAATAGATTCAGACCCATTTAATACAGGGCTTCCGTACCCAGTAGATTTTGCCCCCACTTATAATAAACTGTTAGAAACTTTGAGTGGTACACTGCATTGGGATGGGGAGAATGGTATGTTAAGTAAAATAAAATCTCTAACTAAAACTAATCCAGAGTTTATAAAATTGGTTAATAGATTAGAAGGGTTAACTGGTACAGATGCTATTAGGATTAAAAATGCCTTTAGACAAGCTTTTTCTATAAATAAGTATGGATATATGACCTACTTAGTAGGTAAGGATGGGGGTAAATTTGTAGAATCTAATATGTCTCGTTCTATAGACAAGTTACGTGAACAAATAGATTCAGGGTATAAATTATCTTCAATATATATATCTGCAAAAAGTAGTCCTAGTACTATTAAAAATGTTAATAAAAGTATTGTAACTAAATTAGGGGAAGTAAGTAAATTAATTGGTAGTAATAACAAACTTGCCTTAAAAAGTGTATTAGATAATGTAATAAGTACTTTGAATATCCCTTTAAGTTCTAAAGCATTACTTAAAAATGCTGAAGCACTAAATGATTTTGTAATAGCTTTTACAGAAATTTTTAATAAAGATACTTTTATCCCAGAGATAAGTTCCTTTAAACAGGGTAGAATTAAGAATGTATTAGAGAATGAGGTATTTCATAGTAAAGATTTTTATGAGCAAAGTCATAGAAATCCTGAAAATAAAAATGTATATGAGTTTTCTTTAAATAATTACTATACTACTGTAGTAAATACATTAAATAATGCTTTTAATTTACCTAATCAAGCTGATATTCTGCCTTATATAGAGACTAACTTACCTCATTTTAAAACAATTGCTAAATACTCTGAATGGTATACTAGGCTAAGTAATGCAATAAATGCAGGTAGATTAGATGAGAAATTCCAAGTAGTCTTTTTAGAAGGTATGAGGGAGGAGATTAGTGGTAAAGAAGGGTCTTTAACTTATGACTTATCTGAAACAGATATAGCAACTATGCATATAGAAGCTTCATTAATGCATGGTGTGCATACTTTTAGAAGACCTGGTGATAAATCTTTAGAGCCTGCTATAAAAGGATTTGGTAAAATGGATACATTTAACCTAGTAAGATTAGGGGTTATTCTACCTAAGTATATTCAATTTGAATTAGATAATGGAGGATTAAAAGCTTTTGATGCTATACTAAGTGAGGCAACTAAAAAGAAAATAGCCTTAAAGAGTGATAACATTTCTTTATTTAAGGTAGATATAGTAAATGATTTTATAGGATATATAGAAAATCAAACTACTGATTTATTAAATTTATTTACAGAACTAAAAGTATTTACTCCAAGGCATACTACAATATCTCCAGAAGTATTAAATAAATTTAAAGATAGGAGAAGTTTAGTAGAAATGTTTGCTTTAAACTATTTTATAAGTAGGATGGAGCAGCATATTATATTTTTAGGGGATTTAGGGCAATTCAAACAATTATATAAAAGAACTAGTGGCCCAACCGGTACTGGTGAAACTTATAGTCAAGATAAACATACTACAGATTTTATTCAAGAGGGATATATACAAGAACTCTCAAAATTACCTAAAGATGCTTTAAATACTAGACTAGATTTAGTTCTAAAATTATCCCCAGCACAGAGAGAAAGTATTGGAATAACTTCTAATCTATTAAGTATGCCGTCTACAATAAATTCTGTAAATATAGTTATTTTGAAAGAACGTGTAGAGAAGATAGAAGCGTCACGTAGAAATAATTATAAAGATATTTTAGAAAGTTTCTACGCCAATACTCCTTTATCAGAAGAGGAGAAAACTAGAAGAATAACTGGATATATGGTTATATACGATAGTATGAAAATAGGTGATGGTTTAGGGTATGTTTCTATAGATAAATATAGACATTTACTTATAGCTTCTAGTAAATGGGATTTTAAGAAACAAGAGGCCTCCTATCAAAAAATTATAAATAAAGAGACATTAACTCCAGAAGATATTGCTGTATTTCCAATTATAAAACCTCAGGGATTTGGGCCTAAAGCCTACAAGAATATCTTTATTAATGGTAATATAACTACAGAAGAATTTAACGAGGGGCAGTATAAAGTAGCTTTTGAAAAATTATCATTAGCCCCCCTTATTCCTACAGCTACTCAAGGATTAGAGGTAGATAATCTATTAAAATCTTTACAGGTATCTGGAGCAGATATAGCTATATTTGAATCTGGTTTTAAAGATGCTACAAAAGAAAATGTTGTAGACTTTAATGGGGAAGAGATGTTAATGCCAAGTTTTAATCAAAGCCTATCTTTTCTAAAAACCCAATTAGAAATACACCCAGATGTAGAAGAAATGGATATTGATGGAAGTCAACAAAGAAAGTTAATTTGGCAAGATTTGTTTGGAGGAGGTATTCCAGTAGATTATGTAGGAGATAATTGGCATAATTTAGATATTAGTGAGAAGAAAGCCCAATCTGGCCTTTATAAATTATATGAGGAGTATTCAGATTTATATAATTCTATAATAGAAGCTGAAAGAGATAAGTTTTTAAGAGAGTTAACTATTAAGAAAATAAATACAGGACTAGAAGTTAAGTATGAAATACAAGACTATGAAAAATTCTCTAAGGAAATTAGGAAAGAAATTAATAAAAGAAGACTACCCTCTAATATTTTAAAAGCTTTAACTATTGATACTAACGGTAAAATGCTATTTCCTATTGATGCTCTCCCTATAGCAGATAAAATTGAAGCTATTTTATTTGCAAGAGCTGTAAATAATACTATAAGACTTAAAAGACCGGGTGCTGCATATGTACAGACATCTAATGTATATTATAAAACTAGTAAAAAATGGTTACTAGCAGCTTCCGAAAATAGACTTAACTCAGAGGATTTAAAGAAGGCTGAAATGTTTGCTAAAAAATTAGATTTTGTATATAGTAAAGATGGTAAAATTGTAGCTGCTGAAGTATATTTACCTAACTATATGAGAAGTATTATAGGGGATAATGCAGATATTGAAGCTATTCGTGAAAAACAACCACAATTATTTAGATTACTAGGTTATAGGATTCCTACACAAGGACAAAATTCTATGTTACCTATAGTAGTTAAAGGGTTTCTACCTGCTGAAATGGGGGACACTGTAATAGTACCTTATGAAATTGTTGCTCAGTCAGGCTCTGACTTTGATATTGATAAGCTGCATATATTTAGACCTGTATCTTATAAAGATGCTAATGGTAATGTTCAATATGTAAAAACCACTGAAAATATAGATGTATCTTATAAAGCTGCTTCTAAGGAATTTTTTGCAAGAAAAAAATCTTTACTGGAGGAAGTAAAAAAAGAAGAAGAAAGGCTTCGTAAAGAAGGTATAGACTACGAAGAACTCTTAAAAATAATTATTGGTGCAGAGGAAGATATTGAAAATTTCCAAGACTTTGAGGAGGATGATAATAGATTTGAGAGGGAAATTAAGAAAAGTTCTGTAATGCAGGATATTATGGATAGAAGAAATTGGACTTTTGAGGATATTTCTTTTATGAGTAAGAGAGCCTTTGAAAAGTCTTCCAGGCAAAATAGATTACTAGAAATACAATTAGAAATTTTAAGTAATGTAGGAATTTCTAAAAATTTAATTACTCCTAATAGTGCTGAAATTCTTAAAGAGGAGGCTGCTTTTACTGAATATTTAGAAGAATTAGGTAAATCTGGTAATGTATCTGCTGCAAAAAATGGCCTTACTAAAAATGATGATTTTTATAAATGGTACAACACAGTATATAAACAAAAACAAAATGCTGTAAATTATTTAGATTTAATAAGTTATAGACATGAATTAAAGACTGGTAGTACATTTAAAGGAGGTAAAAAGGGGGTTGCTATTGTAGCCAATTATGGTACATTCCATGCATTAGCACAACAAGTTGGACTAGTACTTACTGGTAAGCTTAGTGTTAGTACCCCATCTAGGGAAAAAGATAGTAATGGAAAAGCTATTGTTAGAAAATCTTTTGCTAAAGCAGCTCCTATTAATTTTAATTTTAAGTATAATACTCGTAAAGTTGGGGGAATAAGTTTACCAGCATTAGGGAATGTTTATGATGTGTATGGAAGTCTTATTTCAGAACAATTTAGTGAACATTTAACAGCTAATGTAGATATATCAGAAGACCCATTTATTTTCAAGTTAAATACTAATGGTATTACTTCTAATGTAAAGTATATGATGTTATTGTTAGGTAGTGGTACTGAATTTGCTGATAGGTTTTTAACTCAACCTATTATACTAGAATATGTAAATGAAGTACTTAAAAATGAATCAATTACTATACAGACTACTAAAAGTAAAGTAGACTATGTAGATGGTGAAAAAATTTATATGCAGGAGTATGAAAGTAAGCATGAGATTTTAGAAAGGTTATATACTAAATATACAGGTATTGAAAAGCTACCTAAAGATATGAGTATTACTGAAGTATTGGAGGCAATACACGCAGAAAAAAATATTATCAATATAGACCAATTAAATAGAGGTATTTACTATAGTAGTTTTAATACAAATAATAAAGATTTCATAAAAACCCAATTACAGGTACTATCTGATTTTATAAGTTATATGGAATATGCCAAAGCCTTTTCTGCTGGAGTGCAATCTATAAAACCTGATACAGCTAAGGTAAGAAGCAATTCCGAAGCTACTACTATACTAAATAATATAGAAGAAGTATTAAAATCTGAACTCTTTTTAAATATTGGGGATATAGCAAAAGCTAGTCTATTAAAAGGCTTTAGTGCTAATCATGCTAAATTATATAAAGAAGTATATAAAGAACTATTTATAACTGAGTTAGATAATATTCAGAAATATATTTATACTCCTATTAAAGAAGATTTAACTTTAAATAATACTAAGTTAACTGATAAAGAAGTAGATAAAATACGCCAAGGTATTATGACTTATTTATTACAGATAGCTATTAACAAAAATTTAGGAAATGGAAATACCCCAATTAGCCCTGTTAAAATAAAAGAACTGTTATCTGGAGAGGATAGTATTGCAAAAACTCTTGTAAGTTATGCTAAAAAACTTAATAATAAAGCCTTAAATGATATATTATTTGCTAAACTAGCTGATACTTCTACTGGGCTTGACTTAGTAAAAGTCTTCAATAAAACTATAGACCCATTTACTGCTGATGTAATTACCGAAAGTTTTGAAGAAATTCACCAAAAAGCTCCTGAACTCTATAATCAACTACTTACTATAGTTGCTGTACAAACAGGTATGGTTTATTCCCCAATTAATTTTTTAAAGTATTTCGATTCTACTAGAATAGGTAATATTTTAAAACCAGTACTTGATAGTATTAAGTATGGGGAAGGATTTCAAAATGATATATTTAATTTAACTAAATCAGATTCTAGTAATTTTATAACAAATTTTTACCTCATAAATCGTAAAAATACTAAATTTGTACCTGTAGTTAAACCTAGTAGAAAGAGAGCTATTTTACAGGATGGGGGTAATGTATTTATACTATCAAAAGATAATAATAATTATGGTAGGAGATTTATTAGAAGATTTGTTGTAGATGCAAAAACAGACTCCATAGTAGATGTTATGTATAAATTAGAAATGTTAAATGAAGACGAGGCTGTTTATATTAAAATAAACCCTAAAGGTGGATTTTTCTTACAAGAGTACCACGGTGAAGATTCTACAGCAGATGAAAATATTATTCATAAAGAAAATCAAATAACTTCTACTATAAGAAAAACACTAGTTGATAAATATAGTAAAACTTATGATATTATGACGGAAGATGTTATTGCTACACCATATATAAATACATCTTATTACGGTAAAACTAATTCAGGAGTATTAATAGCATCATTAGTAGCAGAGCAAAATTGGGAAAAATTGTCAGAAGAAGTAAAAATTAACTTTATAGAATGTAATTAAAATAATATGGGAAATTGTGTAAATAAATCATTACCAGAGTTTAAAAATCTTGTAAAAGAAACTAATGAAGACCCTCTAGTATTAGCCGCTAAAATATCTGTTTGGCAGAATAAGAATGGATTAGACAAATGGCCTACTATTTCTGATTTAGGACTAAGTAGTAATATAAAATCAGGAGTAAAAGAACTATTTGATTCTAATCCTGAATTAGCTAATCAAGTATATGAAGCTTTAGGGTTTAATTCAAAATTAAAAACTTCTTTAGGAAAAGAACTTGAGTATAAAGATTCTTATGTACCACAAAGCAGATTAAAATCTTTTAAACAATATGAAGTTTTAAATGAAAGTGGTAATAATATAGGAACTGTTGTTATTGAATACAGGGGAGATAAATCTGTTATACTCCATCCAAAATTAAATGTTACTGGTAAAGGATATGGTAAAGATTTATATAAATTAGTTTCAAGTAAATTTAATGTAGAAATTCAGGAATGGAATGAGGGAGCTATTGCTAATACAGATTCTGCAAAGAAAATGTGGGACTCTTTAGAAAAAGAAGGAAGTGCTAAAAGAATAGTTGACGCAGAACAAGGTGATAATTTTAGAGTTTTACAATATAATAACCAAATAACTCCACAACAAAAACAACAAGCA